AGCTAAAGCCCAAGAAGAGCTAGAAAACTGGAAACAAAGCTGTGAAGAAGCTGAGCATGCAGGTGACCTTAATCAATTAACTGAGTCGCTTGATAAAGAACACATGTATTACCAGAACATGCGCCAAACAATGTTAATGAGAGCTAAAGCATTGAATTGCACGTTTGATAAGCAACGTGGCACTTGGATTAGTCCACCAGAATTTAACGGTATCTCAGATCAACAAAGAGATGAACTTCAAAACTTCATAGCTGAACGCGGCCTAGACGTGAAAACAGTTTGTGAACACTTCGGCATAGATGCCCTTATCCAAATTGAAGAGGCAAAACTACCAGCAGTTAAACAAGACATTGAAACATTAGCTAAAACGGGGATGACAGCATGAAAATACTAAATAAAGTTGAAGCTAAACTTGCTTGGGCCAACGGTGAATTACTTTTAGTAAATAATACTGAGCGTAATGGCTGGGAGCCATTTAACCCTTATGACTTTGGCTTTGATGTTTTTGATAAATTCGAATTTCAATTAAAGCCTAGAACTATTTTTATTGGCGAATTTGAGGTACCTGAACCATTAAAAGAAGCGCCTGCTAAAGGTTCTACTTGCTCTTACCCAAGTCCAACTGTTGAATTAGGTGTGCAGCAGTTTAAGTGGAATGGTTCAAAAGGACAATTACGCATGCTTCAGCATGGCCAAGTCCACTCAAGTTTTGATAATGCTTTTGCTCATTGCTGCGCGATTATTAAAGTCAGTGGTGGTGAGTTTGCTGAAGATATGCTCAAACTTCTGAACAAGCCAACTGATGAAGTTGAAGAAGAAAAGCCTTTAGAAAATGAAGTTGAGAAATCACCTCAGGTTAATACTGAAAAAACAGTAATTGAAGAGCCTACTAAAGATTTAAAAGAGGATCTCGATAGTGCAATTGTTGTTACTGAGGGGCCTTATGTTTCATCATCCGAGGATCTATTAGTTCCAGAAACTAACGAGCCTAAAGTAGATCCAGAATATCAGCAAACCCTAGATACTCTTCTACAGCGTGTAAAAGAGTCAAAAACACCTGCAGAAGTAAATGCGGTTTATCGTTATACCCGCAAATGGGATGACGAACAAATGAAGCCTATCCTTCTCGCCACTCACAAACGTCTTGAAGAGCTAGAAAAAGAACAGGCATCTGCGAATGAGCCACCCTCTTTAATGGTTCAGATCCAGAACGCACCAGACCTTACAACGCTAGATGCTTTGGAAATAGACGTGGCTGCACGAGACCCGCAGATTCAACCGAAGCTAATGGGGTATGTGAGAAAACGCCGCTATGAATTAGAGAATCCTACACCTACCCAACCTGAAGCTGATCCTGATTATCTATTAGTGGACGGTTACTAGAATGAAAGACCAATTCAAGAAAGTGAATAACAAGCACTTACTTGGTTTTACTAATTACTTGCACTTGCTGGGCTTTGTAATAGTCCAGCAAGGGTTAAACCAAGCAATGCTTTTAACGAAACATTATGCCGTACCAGTAGCTTGGCGCCGCATAACAATAGACTACAACAACCGGTTAAATAAACCCGCTCAGCAGCTTTATAAAGAGTTTGTTGAGTGGACTAAAGAAGAATATTTGAGGGCTCAAAAATGGAAGTAAGAATTAAGTCTGTAAATGGCCCCAGCCCTTTACCAGCAAATTTACAAATGGATGTTGTTTATAAAGCTGTTCGCATAGATGCCAATCGAATGAAAGTAACTTGTGATGATGGTCAAGTGATTACAACAAGCATTTCAAAATCTGGTTATTTGGGCGATTGGGGTGAATGGGAAATTTTAAGTGAGGATTCTCAACAATGAGCAAAGTTATTGGTGAAGTTAATTTGAGCCCTAGCAGTATTGAAGGTACTCCGGATCAGGTAGCTGTTCATATTTTTGAAAAAATCATTTGTCCAAGTACTGAAGAGCTTCTCAAAAACAATCCGGAAGCTGCAAAAGTTTTTGCATATCACATTTTTGGTTTAGCACTGTCTCAACTAGCAGAGTTTCATTCAACCAAAAGTCTAGATAAAGCTGTAACCGTTACTCTTCACAACCTTTTGCGTCAATTGAAGAAAGAACGTAATGAGTTGAGGAGCTAATGGATGAGTGAAGTAAAAGTTAAAACATGTGATTTTTGTGATGATGGAAATGGTGAATGCATTTTCCCCTATTACGGCCTTGCCCCTCATATTCACACAAAGCCAATTGGCGGCACTGTATTTCTAGACGGGTCATTACCTGAAAACTTCTGTCCTGATGGGGATGGTTTAGGCATGTATACACATTGTCTGAATTGCGGGGGTGACGGCACCTATGAGGGTACTCAATTAGAAGTTAAAGCGGAAAGTAAGGAGGAGTAAATGTTAAAAGATCTGAGAAATCTATCTGATGCAGAGCAACAAGAATATTTGGATCGCTTCATAATGGCTAATGAAGAACAGAAGTTCCCTCAAGAGGTTGTGGCACTTTATTTAGATTGCTCGCCTTGGACATTAGCTAGAATGCGTTGTGATCAATCATCACTGCCTTTCTCGAAAATTGGAAGACGTGTTTCATATAAAAAGAAGGACGTTTTGAAGTATGAGCAAAGCAAGACTGTGCTTAATACAGCACAGCTTGCAACAGTTTAAGGCGGTTAGACCGCCTTTATTTCTTTTAATCTTTCTGCCCATACAGATTGGTAATTAAAGCAATCAATCTTACCTTGATACACCGCTTCAATCATGTTCATTGAAGCTCTTAATTCCTCATCTGGAATTTGAACATAACCACCTGTCACATCAATTCTTGGTTTAGCCGTGTGATTAAGAAGTCTTTTTGTCACATAAATATTAAATCTTAAAAGGTTGCATATAGTGGCAAATGTACGACGGAAATCATGCATTGAAACGTAATAGTCAACTTCCTTACCCACTCTATTCAATAATGTATCTACCTTAGTTGCATGCATATTCCACGAAGTAGGCATCTTAGTAGCTGGGAAAACCCAATCGTTTTCTCTTAATAACCAACGTTCACGCAAAATACTGTGTAGATGATCACCAATAGGAAAAGTATGATCTGAACCATTTTTGGTATCTCTAAAAGTTAAGGTACCATTTTTAATATCTACATCAGACCACTTTAAACAACATGCCTCCTGTTTACGGCATCCCGTATACATGCACATCAATACAATATCCCGATGCGTGTTAGACCTAGCAGTATTTTCCAGATTTAACTCATCTTCATAATGAAGCACTGCATTGTAATATTTGTGAATGATGTCTTTATGGAGATGTCTATCCCTACTTTCTATTTTATTCCAACCTCTTGTTACGGAAATAATGTCAACTGGATTACTTTTAAGAATCGGGTTCTCATCTGTTGAATAAAGAACATGAATATACTTCCATAAGGTACCTAAAAGAGATACAGCACCATTTGCTGACGACTCACTTACTTCTGATACCTCAATAAATCGATCCAGTACTTCTTGCTTAGATATCTGGAAAAGCTTTTTGTTGCCCCACCCCAAATATAAATCAAAATACTTACGGTACTGCCTAATTGTTTTTGGTCTAAAGTCATTTCTATCAATATAAATTTGAAGAGCTTCATTCACGGTAATATCTAAAGGATTAGCAACCTTCTTTAATTTGATAGGCTTTTCATATTCATTGTTTGAAATTTTCGCCAGAATCATCTGAGCTTTTGCTCGAGCATTTGTTGCAGGAATATCGGTAGTTTTGCCAATTGTCACTCGATAGAGTTCACCTTCATGCCTCCTTTCAACAATATAGGTTTTACTTTTATTAGTTACCCGAACAGCAAAACCGATCAGTTCTGCATCTCTATATATTTTTTGACCTTTTTCAGTTAATGGAATAGCATCAACAGTAGATTTGTTGAGTTTCATGTCTTAAACCTGTTTTAGCGAACTTTGATTTAACCATGTTTCTCAACAGTCTACAAATAGTCTACAAGCGTTTTTAGTTAACAATAAAATACGTCATTTTATGGTTATAAGTTCTTGTTTTAATTTACTTTAATAAAAATACAAAAACCACAGGTATATTATAAAGGAAGTAGAATCCGCCTAATCTGGTTTGGATTGTAAATGGTTGGAACAAGACTTAAACCTTTGTACTTTCAATAGGTTAAAAATTTCAGATAGCTGTATATGAATGTATTCATTTGCTCACACTTATAGGATGCATGTTTTTAAGCCCCATACATATCAACTTACTGACTTTCGTAATTCTATCATTTCCCACAGATGCAAATAATGTATTAAATGAAATACTTCAGGTTATTAGTTTATAGATGGGCTGGATTTAAAGTATTAAAAAAGCCTATTCATATATATGAATAGGCTTTTTAGTTTTTATCAATTATTCGTCTTACTATGGATACAAGTTATGCTAACTTCTTTGCTTCTAAGTAGTGAATATCAGCAATTTGTGCATCCCAAAACTCATTCCATAAAGCACAATAATCCATACAAAGCGTTGTTAAGCTCTCATAGTCTTCTTTAGTTATTGCTTGCGCTAACGCAAACCAGAGATCATCTTCATGATCATCATCTGCTGCTTCTGAGGTTTCGTCAGTAGATACCCCATGAACATGGTAATAGCCGCCACCTTCAACATCTACACCAATAGCCTTAGTCGCTTCACGAAGTGGTGGGCTAAAAAGAATCACTTCTTCTTCGGCCACTGCAAGTAAAGCAACTACTTTAATATAACTATCATAAGATGATTCTAGAAAATTTCTTACCTGATCTGCAATTTTTGAAGGTTGATACCCTCTACGGTCCTTCTCACTCAAACCATAATCATTCAATAAATCTTCATATAAAGGATAATGTGCATACTCCGGATTACCTAGATAATAATTGTCCAGGTCTGTTCCGGGTCTAAAACCAAATTCATCAAGTACATTTAAACTTAATAAAACACGTGGAAACATTTTAGCTCCAGAATGGAGTTTAGGCTCCAATTGTTTTGTCTGGAACTGGGCCATTAATAAGGCATCAGTAAAGATCTGAACAATCGCATGACGATATTCTAAATGAATTCTTGTTAAAGTGAATTTATCAAGCAATCCATTATTTAAAACTTCGATCGCCGGATGTTTACATACTGGTAATTCAGCAATTCTCGCTCTTAATTGTTTGAGAAATTTTAGATTTTCTTCCCACTGTTCTGTAGGAATACTATTCTTCATCCCCAGTAATGCCTTTTGTCTTGGATTATCGAAATCTTCAAATTTTTTTGACATAATCATTCTCAATAACAAATTAATTCTTATAGTTAGGTTATGAGTTCCCCATTATTTTAATCGTGCATTCATTTGCTACTAAATAAAATTGTATACTCATCCCTAAACAATTTGATATTAGGTTTATTATTACTACAAATCAATGGATAATTTAATGAATTTTTTTAATGAATCACATAACAATTAATATCGAAAAATACTATTTTTTTAGGCTCTCACATGTTGTATTACATTAGCGTTTTCAATATGATTAAACTGACTTTTGCCAGAGCACTAGCCTTAAAAAAGAAACGGATTTCAAAAGATTTACTACGGGGAAATCGATGTCAAAAAGAGACACTATTATAAAAACAGCAACTGCCCTTTTTAATGAAAAAAGCTATAACTCTATTGGAGTGGACAGAATTATTGCTGAATCTAATGTTGCAAAGATGACATTCTACAAGTATTTTCCTTCAAAGGAAAAGCTAATAGAATCATGCCTTTACAAAAGGAATTCTGATATACAGTCTGCTATATTAGAAAGAATCAATACCAATGACCTACCTTTAGTTCAACTCAGAAGCTTATTTAATTGGTATATTGACTGGATTTACACAGAAGAATTTAATGGATGCTTATTTAAAAAGGCAACTATGGAAGTAGTACAACTTTACCCATCCGTTAAAAATCCTATTAATGAATATAGAGAATGGCTCTATGAGCTTGTTTTTTCTATCTTAATTAAAATTCAGGTAGAGGACGCCGCTGCATTAACCAATCTATTTCTTAATATCCTCGATGGGGTTATTAATGATGGAACAATTGATAAAAATTTAATTAATGCTGAAAAAACTTGGTCTTATATTAAAAAAATAATCGATCTTGAGAAAATTGAGGAATTAGTCGCTATTTAATTTAATAATATTGAAATACTAGACTAAAAAGC